GAACCAGAGTGGTATCGTGGTTCGTGAGCGCCCGGATATCGCCGTCGAGGCTGTTCTGGAAGGTTCCTGGCGCGATACTCTCGCTCATGCCGGGGCCAATCTCATAGTTCGAGTTGAAAACTGAGAAGTAACCTGTGATATGCAGGCTTCCGTCGTCCGCTTCTCTGGTCTCGAATATGGTCGGAACGCTCCGGACCTGTCTCAGGTCTTCACGCGTTTCAAACTTTTTCTTCATGCATGGGTTCCTCCTTCTTTCGCAGCAGGCACCGGTCCGCGCTCGGCAATAAGGCCCACCAGCCTTTGCAGCGTTTGAAATACTGGTGGCCGCATGGGCCGTCTCCGGCGTTGCTGCACCGGATCCTGAGATCCTTCCCATAAGAAGCGTTTGGGCAGCTGAGGGTGAGTTTCATTCCTTTGCGCCTCCCAGCTTGTTCTGGTTGCCAGACTCATCGTACGGGATATAGTTTTCCAGGATTTTGTACTCCGTCAGGCCTGCAGGCGGCAGATGCATTTTCAGACGCCACTCATCACCGTTCACAAAGCCGCGGTCCGCACCGGCCAGCAGCGTAGCGCTCAGATCGGCGATCGCGTAGTCGAGCAGCTGCCAGTAATTCAGGCGGATGTAGCGTTTCGGACTGATGATCAGGCAGCGCGTCATCTCCTGCTGGATTATTTCGGCCACGATCCGGACCTTTGTCTGAATAAAGTGGTTATATTCATCCCGGTTGAAGCTGCCGATCCCGAGCAGGAAGGCCGGCACGCCGATCACGGCAGCGACAGTCTTCTTGTCCATCTCGACGGTGTCTTTGATCGCGATGTCTGCGAGGCTCAGGGGTTTGATCTGTTCCACATCGAAGGCCTCCGCTGGGATCAGCCAGGGCGAACCGGGCTGCTGCGGCGTGATATAGCTGTCGATCAGCTTCTGACGGCCTTCCGGCGTCGAGAATTCGTCTGACAGGGCGTCAACTTTGACAATGATCGAGGGCTTCCACTCGCTGGACATGAACGCGTTGGTCGTTTTCTGCGCCTGTTTCAGGTTGTTCGCGATGTCTTTCAGTGTCACCGTCGTGCCCTGGCCTTTCCATGGGTAGCGCGGATCCGGATTATAGGCGAAGTGCATCAGGTTTTCCGGATCGTGGGCGATCCCGTCGATCAGAACCATGTAATCCGTGTAGCTGTTGCCCTTCGGCTGCAGCTGCACCCGGATCGGACTGATCGGCTCCATACGTTCCAGTAGGCCGTCACGCGTATGCGGGACGCAGATCCCGTTTCCTTTGCCGTAGAGCAGCATGTTCATGGCGTTAACCAGCAGCCACTGGCTGCGGTTCATCGTGCCGTTCGGCGTGATATCGAGCATGCGGCTCAGTTCGTCCTCGATCCGGACATCTCCCTGGTCGGTGTTCTCAATGATGTGGATTGTCATGGTCGCGATCAGCTCGGCGATCCGCAGGCAGGCCGTCTGGATCTCCGGATTATCGCTCAGCCTGGTGTAGCCTGGCACACAAATGTCTCCGGTGTCAGCCCAGAGCAGGATCTGCTGCAGGTCATTCGGCATTGAACGCAGTTGTCTGGGGCGATCTCTCGCCTGCGGGAGTTTTTTCCGTTGAACTTGTACTCTCATTTAGCTCCTCCATCCTGACCGGCGTGGGCCGCCGGTTGTTTCGCCCTGGATGGGCGTTCCGTTTTCGTCTTCAAACCATCCAATGCCGGCGCTGCTGCGGTCGGTGTCGATCAGAAGCCTCACCGTGGCGAACACCGCAGCGTCGAACACGTCGATTCTGCGGTTGTCCGCAAGTTTTTCATACTGAACGGCGTCGTCGACCTTTTCAACGGCGCGGACGTTCTGGATGCAGTATTCAAATGGCTCCGCGTGCAGGTAGTAAAGGCATCCGATCTTTGCTTTATGCTCGATATATCGGAAGCCCTCAGACTTCTGCATATAGAGCTGCGGCTGGTCCTTCACCCGGAAGCCGGATTTTCGCATGGCCGTGATGTACGGCCGTGCGAACTTCTTGTCATGGCCGACCTGTTTAATCCGAAAGCCGGACTGTTTCCACTTCAGGAACTGCTTCACCGGTTCGGCCGGATCCATGCTCGGTGTGTCTACGATATCGAGCCAGCCATCGTCACGCCATCCGAAGAGAGGGATCTGGTCCTGGTTTGCCTTTTCGGCCGCGGTGGCGACCGGGAACCAGCAATGAGGGATCAGCACCAGCACGTCTTCCGGCGGTGCCCAATCTGGGCACTTTACCTTCGATGCGGGGATCTCGCCGGCAAGACAGGCAGCTGTCAGGTCGTGGAGCTTTGAGAGATCCGCGCCGCCGAACCATGCCGGAACGAGTTTAATGAGCTCTTCCTGGGTCCAGTTGAAGCGCCGGTCGCTCCGGCGGAACTCTTCCACGTCGAACCAGGCTTTGAAGCTGGAGACGAATCGGTTCAGCGACCTGGTGAAGAATTCCTTCCGCAGACTCGGCTGCGCCTGGGCCTGTTCCGCTGCGGCGATCATGTCGTTCGGGCGGATCGTGATCCCGTAGGCCGGGTTCGAGGCACGGTGGACAGCTGGGTTCATGAAGTCAATGCTCCCGTCCGGCAGCACCGGCGCCTGAGCCAGGAAGACAAAGGTCCGGTCCGCGTCTATGCCGGTGACGGTTTTCCGCAGGATCTTTTCCATGTAGTCCCGTTTCTGCGCCGCGAAGCCGAGGCCGTCGTCTCCCGCGGTGAAGGTGCAGAGGATCAGCTTGTTCGTGAAGGCTTTCATGGAGTCCCGCAAACGGGTGTACGGGATGTCGTTTTTATAGAGCTCCAGCTCGTCCAGGTGGATGAACTGGGAATTGAACGAGTCAAACAGTTCCGGTTTGAAAGCCAACGTTTCCAGGTTGATGTACCCGTTCCAGATCTTGCCTTCGATCTGGTGCCCGAGGCTGCTGTCCAGGAGGCGCATCTTGTTCGGCGGATTGTTGTCGGCGACGAGGCCGAGGTTTGTGAAGTTGTACTTCAGCCAGTCGAAGCCTTCCATGCCCTGCTTCAGCGAGCCGGCAACGGTCTTGGCTTTTACGCCGCTTTTGCGGTACCACAACGCCAGGGAAGTCTGCAGCCCCTCGCTGAAGATCGTTTTAACAGTCTTCCGGGGCGCGAAGATGTCGCCCTCGGTAAAGCGCCGGATCTGCGTCCCGGGCAGGAAGAATCCGCATACGTTGTAGATCGTGAACAGGTGCCAGGGCATCAGCTCCAGAGGTTCGCCGCGCAGAGGAGAGCCGTCCAGGCGCTCGCCCATAGAGAAGACGAACAGTCCGGTCATGATCTCGATCACGAATTCGGCCAGGCTCGGTCTGAAATCCCAGTTGTTATTCCGGATGTCGTCCAGGAAGCGCCTGGCGCCCAGGCGCTGCAGCTCCTCGATGCCCGGGTCCGCTTCCGTCTGTTCTGCGTACCGAATCACCGCGGGCAGATGTGGGGCCTTTGACTGTGCCGTCATCCCATGTCCTCCGCGATAGCATTCCGGAGATCCTCGTCGATCTGCTCGCTGAAGGCTGCGGCTTCTGCGGCGCCCGGGAGATCCGCGAAAGGATCCTCCGGGATATCGCCCGCGTTGTCGTAGCCGGCCACGCGGGCCGCGATTTGGTCGAGCTTTGCGGTGATCATGTCCTGCTGCTGCGGCGTGTCGCTGCCGGCGACGCCGATCAGACGCCGCAGGCTTTTCGGCGTCAGGCCGAGCGCCTCGCGGTGCGCGAGGATCTTATCCTCCAGCTGCACGATGATCGGATAGTGATCATCCAGAAAACTCGGTTTTCCACCAGGAGGCGCTGTTTCCGACCAGGCTTTTTGAACTCTGGTCAGTCGGCGTTCCAGCTGTGCAAGGGTTTTGATCTCCGGATCAAATGCTGGGTTATAGATTCCAAGCTCCTGCAGCTGTTCTTTGTAGATCTGCTCTCGTGTCATATCGCCACTCTTTCAGGGGAGAAAGGGATCACTCGTCCCACTTTCGTCTCCTTCTGTAGGGTAATTTTGACGACCTGATCTTTTCGTTTCGATAGAAATCTGCAAGACGGTCGCGCTTCTTGGCTTCTTTGATTTGCTCCTGCTGCCACTTCCAGGCTTTCCGCTTTTCACAGTTGCAGCCTGGATATCGGTCAGGGCAATTTCGTGTGCAGGGATTCTCCATTTC